TGGCAGATAGTGCTCAACGGCAAACAGCTGGCTTTGAAGCGTGTGAGGACCGTCGTCAATAATGACGTCAAAGTCGCCCCACTCCTCAGCTAATTGCTTCACAAAACCTTTGTCATACGCATTGTTTTCATAGAATGCGTAATCGTTTTTGTTTTGATCCATCAAGTCCCAGATCCGTGGGTTCACAATGTCATGGATATCAACCATGCAGATCGTGAACTTGGGCAGGTACTTCTGCCACAGCAGTGACGAGCCGCCATGCTGCACACCAATCTCAAGGAGCTGACCCTCTCGCTTCACATAATGTGAAAGGATGTGCTCATAGATTCCGGTGTAGTTGTGGATGGTGTTTTTGTCAGTGCCACCGGGAGCTTCAAACCCATTGACGTTATACTCCTCAATAATTTTGGTGAGGGGCTTGGAGGGTTTCTCCCAACTAACACTGCTCATGGCTGATACTCGTCAACGGTAATGTCTGGAAACATTGTAATAATACGGCCCTTGTAATGCGGGCGCAATGTTTGTGCAATGTAATCTTTGAAGTTATGCGCCAGGATAATTAAGTTCTCCGGCTGGTCATCAAAGAGGTAGAGGCGATCTTTAATCTGGAAGCCAGTGCCACCAACGTAATATCCTTGCTTGGCAATTGTGTCATCTACGATGTATGCGTCAGGCATGTTGGTGACATTAAGGTTGAGGGCATTCATGTACACACAACCCTTGGCCGCCGCACCAAAGAAGGCGGTCCGTCCTTCTAGGTGTCGAATGTAATGTTGGTCTTTCTGGATCTTGAACTGGGTATAGGTATTGAAGAAGCTGTAGTTGTAATTGGTTTCTTCAACAATAAAACGGTCGGCTGCCCCATCGGGAGCGGACGCTTCCTTGTTGGTCATCCACAAGCGCATGCTGCCGCCATGAATGGTTTGCTCTTGGGCATGAATAATCTTCAGGCCATAGGCCTTGAAGAGTTTGGCCAGTGGTGTTACCAACCAGTAGTAATAGTGCTCGTGGTAAAACTGATCAAACTGATAGGTCTCAAGAGTCCGCAGAGTATAAGGAAACTCAAGGATCCAGATGCCATCAAGAAACTTGACGATTCCTCGCAGGAACTTGTCAATATCCTTGGTGTGCTGGAAGACATTGGTCGATGTTATGACATCTGCCTTCGGGAGGTCCAGCTCATCGGAGAAGAATGCATTCACATAACGGATCCCAGCCTTTTCATTGACCTCTTGAAAGCTTTCGCTGGCATCAACGTTGATCAGCTCCAGTGGTTGCTTGGATTCTTTTTTAAATGTCTTGAGGAGTGTGCCGTCATTGCCGCCAATGTCAATAATGGTGCCGTGGTTCAAGTGCTCAAAAGACTTGAACATCTTGCGGCAGTGCTCTACGTATGGGGCATTGACACTTGAGTTGTATTTGTATCCGCTATACAGAATTTCAGGCGGCACATCAACCGTCAGGTTGATCGTCTTGTCATCCTTAATCTTGGCATGCAATGGGTACTTGGTTGCACGCATTGCTTCCTCTTCTGTCTCGTGGTATTTGTTGACGAGAGGAATGGCGCCAAGATCCAGGAGCGTACGTCCGTCACGTCCACCAGAGACTGTGGATGCGCCTGGGATTGAACTGCCAATAGTCGACTGGATATCCTTTGTCGAAAGGTGAGTTGTACTGTTCATTACCAGGAGTTCCGCCCCATTTCTGTACATAGTAATCAAGATTCTTCTGAAATGTCATATGGTTTTTGCGTTGGAATGTAGGGGAACTCTTCAATGTGCTGCTGGTGAGGTGCTTGCTGGGAAGCGGGAAGTACTCAAGGAATGTTCCAGAGAGGCGCTGGCGGTAGCGGTAGTCATTATCCTCAAAGTAACCGGGGTAAAAATTCTCATCCATCAGACCAACCTTGGTAATGATGGAAGGCTTTAGTAGGATGCCACACATCTCATCATCACCAGTACCAAGGGTGGCTCCGTGTTGGAAATCGGAGGCGAGTACAGCAATAGAACCGTATGAACCAGGTTCTGGATACCAATCAAAACCGGTAAATAACCAGTAATCACAGTCGACGTTCTGACGGATAGCTGTGTTAAGTGCACCAGAATATCCTGTGTTTTGTGTTGATTTCAACACAATTACTTCTTTGATGTATTTGGGTTTGTTCTGCTGAATTAGGTCAATGGCTTCCAGGACGCTTGGGTCTTGGCCGCAAGAGTTGTCGATGATGAAGTAACGCTTGACGTCACAGTCAATGGATTTGAAGTGATCGTACAGCTTGTTGCCGTCACGCAGAACAGCAGTACAAATGTTCTCAAGCATTAGAGATCAACGCGGGTGTACTCCACATCCTGCCGCGTCAACTCCAGTTCCTTCTCGTCTGCTTCAATTGTCTCAATGTCCTCCACCACAGGCCAGCCCTCAATCTCGTAGTAGAACCGCGTGAGATTACAGGACACCGAGGAAATGCCAGATGGATTGCTTGGAAAGAAGCTCCCACTGCAAGATGAAGACCACCGCAAGCATGGCGGCTCTTCCATTCCACCGCTCTGCAAACCAGAGATAATCATTCGGATGGGTGGGGATGCTCTTAAAGTTTAAGTCTGGGCAATATTCCTTAATGATTTCTTTAACGATCCAGGAGATGCAGGACCACCAACCTTCGATAAACAGCTTGACTTTGTTAAGTGCGGTCATTATCGTGCCAGGATTTCTCGGATGAAAACGTAGGCGTCAATGCCTGTGACAACAAGAATAGCGCCTAAGATGGCGGCAATGCCGTAGGTGAAGTCTTTCATTCGCAGTTTGCGAATAACGTATGTAGACTGAGGTTAATATACAAAACCGGTAATGGTTGCTAAACTGAATACATCAAAACCTTGGATCAAAGCCAAGGAACAGCAACCTGAAGTAATGCGGGACCTGAACAGGACCGCAGCCAGAATTACGCTTAATGGCAGGCGCCATTACACGACTCCATTACCATCTGGACCTGCACCGTCCGTAACTACAATCATCTCAGAGACAGCTTCCGAAGCAAACAAACGGAAGCTTGAAATGTGGTCAAAAGCAAATCCGGGTGTTAAAGAGGCTGCTGCTGAGCGAGGTACTGCCGTTCACTACGGCATGGAGCAGTACCTCAAAGGTAACAAATCTCCGGACATTCCCAATGCATATCAAGAATTTTGGCAAGGCATGCCTAAAATCCTGGATCAATTTCAGGAGGTTCTTTGGGCAGAATCCCCTGTGGACTCTCGCTTTGATTTTACCGTTGGCGGCGATGACGTTGCTCGCGTGTGGGGTTGCGATCCTGACGGGCGAGCTTGGGCTGGTGCTCCCGACATCATTGGTGTGGTTAACAATAAGCTTACTCTTGCTGACTTAAAGACCAGCGTCAAACCATACAGCCGTAAGTGGCCGAAAGACCTTGATAAGGGATCGCCTGAATGGCGTGATCTCCTCGGCGGTCACATGAAATTTAAAAAGACCTGCAAACAGTTGGCTGCCTACGACCTTGCCATTACCCAAACACTGGGTATCAAGGTCCAGCAGGCAGCCATCCTTGTATCAACGCCAGTCCGTACTCAGGTGTTTAAGATCTCCAGGAATTTCCTCAACATCCTGCACGATGATTGGTACAAGATTGTTGAGGAGTATTACCGTCAAGTAGAGGAGTATGGTACTGCGGATGCGGATCTAATTTAATCAGCGGCCGCGCTTTAAACCACCGCCACGGGACGCATCACCGCCACGGCTTAAACCCTGTCCGCGATCTGCAGATTTAGCAGATTTTTTGGCACGGATTTGCTCTATACGAGCTTGTTGCTGTTCGCGTTTGGCGGCTGCTTGCCGTTTTTCTTTATCTTTTAAGCGACGATCTTCATTTCTTTTTGCTTCCTCTAAGCGTTTACGGCTTTCTTCTGCACGCTTACGAGCTTCTTCTTTGCGGCGTTCAGCTGCTGTTTTGTTTTCTGCTGCACGCTTCATGCCTGCTGCCCGACGTTCTTGACCACGCTCGGAACCTTTGCCCATGTACTTGCCGGCAATGTCCATATCAATTATTAAATGGTTATTTGTATTATAAATTAGGTAGCTATAACACAATGGCTTGGAATCCAGAGAATTCAATTGAGAAGCAAAAGCGTATTGCTTGGTCTGTTGCGACAGAGTGTGCAGTCGTCACGAAGGAAGATCCCGTGTTAATTTATGAACGTTTGATGAAACACAACGAATTACTTAAGGTCTCAGGGTGTGACGCAGATAAGACATAAAGATTTCAGATTGGTGTAACGGCGTATCGATTTCCTGGCCGTAGGATAAGTAAACAATCAAAACAACACCTCCGATGGACGTTCATGTCGCGCTCGGGGAGTGGATGCATACGCTCCAAAGCCTCATGTCTAATGCGGCTGATGGGGATTGTTTTTGTCTTCCGTCTCCCATGCATCTACATGCTTACATCCTTTTAAAGGAGACGAGTTTTGCTGAACGAGACTTTAAAGTAAAGGTCAATAACTGCCAATGACTATGCCTGCAACTCCGCAACAATCCTTACGCCCTGGAGAAATTCGTCTTGACTACCTCCCCATTGAGTGGCCGCTCACGCCACTTGGCGCGAACAAGAACCCGTACGTTGCTGGCTGGCAGAACAAACCATTTACCGCCAAAGAGATTGAAGAAGAAATCATATCAGGCGACTGCAAAGCTGTCGGATTACTTTCTGGCCCTGTTTTTAATTACCCCTATGGTTTGGTATGGGCTGACGTCGATGGACCAAGCGTTTACCAACTGGTCGAAGAATTATCCGGTAAACCATTTGCCGACGCACTTCCCAATACCCTGACCATCCGCAGTGGTAAAGACGGTCGCGAACGTAAGCTATACAAGATTGATCGCGAGAAGCATAAGCACTTTGTCCGTAATAAATATGTATGGCATGCGCAAGAAAATAAAGAAAAACTTGAGATCTTGTGGACTCGGTGCCAGGGTGTACTGATGGGTCTGCATCCGGAAACGGATGGTTACTTCACCGCAGAAGGTCAAGGTTTTGAGTGGATTGATCAGCTGCCTGAATTTCCGGACTGGCTGCTGAATGAAATCGTTAATAAGAATGTGAAGCAGGGGGTTCCTGCTAAGGAAACTACACGACTGGTTGGCCCGACATTTGCAGTCAACGCACAGATCTCACTGGATCGTGACATCAAAATTGCGCGGGAGGGCATGTGGAAAATGCCAACAGAAGTTGTAGATGACTACGACATCTGGATCGCAGTCGGCCAAGCACTCCACTCCTTGGACGAATCACTGCTTGATGACTGGGATGAATGGTCCAAGCAATCAGATAAGTACAAGGAGGGTGAGTGCCACAGGCGTTGGTTGTCCTTCTCAAAAGGTGGTGGTCGGGGCCTCGGTACCCTTATTCACATTGCCCAGGAGCAGGGGGTTCAGTTCTCGGAAGAGCACCGTGCGATGAGTGTTGATGATGCGACACTCGAATATCAGGCTCAGTTAATCGATCAATTAGAGGATGACGTAATGACGGTTGGAGAAGTCCTTGAGGATATTGTTCCAGAAATTCAAACGAGGGGGAAACGGAAGCAGACGCGGGAATGGAGGAAAACAAAAGAAGAAGAAGGGAAGAGTAAAAAGCGTAATTTCTCATCGGACTTAATTGCCAATGCGTTGATCGGTCACTTTAAAGGAAATCTAGTTTACAGTCAAGCTCGCGATGCATTCTTGCATTACGAGCATCAAAGTCCTGGGCTTTGGTCCCAGCTGACTGACAATGAAATGCGGGGTCTAATTCGTGATCTGTTGGAAGCCATGCGGGAAGATTTGGTCCCAGATGGTTACAGCATGCGTCTCATTAATGACGTATTAGATCAGCTTCGTATCAGCATCTACTTTGATGAGTGGTACGAAGGTAATGACCTCCTGCTTTTCACCAATGGAATCCTTGTCGTCGAAACACGTGAACTCCTGCCCTTCAACCGGGAGCTCTACATCACCCAACAACTGCCCTACGACTACGACCCAGGTGCAACCTGTGAACCAATCATCAAGTGGCTCAAAAATGCACAAGACAACAACTGGGAGCGCGTGCAAGTCTTGCGGGCTTGGTTGCGGGCAGTGCTCCTCAGCAACTCAGAAATCCAAAAGTTCGTAGAGATTGTTGGCCCTGGTAAGTCCGGTAAGTCCACCTATAGCAACCTTGCCCACGCATTGGTTGGTGACGACAATGCCATGATCTCTTCTCTGGAGCATCTGGAGAAGAACAGGTTTGAGACTGCCAACCTCTATAAGAAGAAGCTACTACTCTTCAATGATGTGGAGCGGTATGGTGGCTCGGTCTCCGTACTCAAAGCAATCACAGGTCGTGACCTCATCCGTAACGAACGCAAGTTCCAAGCGGGGTCACAGAAGCCATTCAAATTCAATGGCCTGGTCATGATTACCGCCAATGAACCCATCCAAACTACTGATCCGACTTCTGGTTTGGCTCGTCGTCGCCTCACCATTCCTTTTGATCGCCCTTTCACTGGCAGCTCTGCAGAACAACGTACTCTTATTGATATGGACGACAGGGGTCGTCCTTTCGGTGACTTTGCTCCTCTCATTCCTGGGCTTGTGAATTGGGTCCTGGATATGCCAGAACTTGAGATGCGTGAGTACCTGATGGAGACCAACAAGAAAGTTGATTTCTTTGCTCGCCATCATCGTGATCAAATCCTGAAGTCCAACCAGATTATGGATTGGATGGAACACTGTGTGGTGTTTGATCCAGGCATTTCTGCTGCTGTGGGTCTTGCCAAGAGGGCCGTGGGTGGCACATCAAATGTGTACACCGGCTGGGATACGCAACTCTATGCGAGCTATTGTGAGTTCGCTTGCGCCAGCAACAGCAACATCCTGGGCCGTACGCGATTTGAAACCCTGTTGATGGACGTATGTGTTCATCAGCTGGGACTCAACGTTTACAAATTCAAGGATCGTAGGGGCATGCGTGTCGTTAACATTGCCTGCCGTGCATCCGATCAGAAGTACGCCAAGTTTCCGTCGATCGTTGAGGTGGGACTGAATAAGGATGAGTGGAGGCCGCACTATGGTGATGTCCTTGACAAAAAGAAAGATCACCAAGAAATAGCAGAAGAAGTGGTAGAGGAAACGTTTTAGTTGTTAAAATAAACGGGCAGCGGAGCGCCAACTCCCTGCCCACGGCAACCACCCAACTGGTCACATGGGTATTTTAAACGACTGTCCTGGTGAAGGCTACAAGCTGTGCCGCAAAAAACTGCATTGGTACATCCCAGCGGGCAATGGGAGGGGATGTCCTGACTGCAGGCGAGCTTATGCTAAGAATAAATATCAAACTGATCCAGTTTTCAGAGCTAATCGAATCAAGAGTGCATTAACACAGGAAAGAAAAACGCAAGAAAAATGCAACGCAAGAAAAAGAGCGCATTATCAAGCTAATCAAGAATTTCGAGAAAAACGCCGTAAACAAATTAATGCTCAAAAAAGAAAACGTTGGAAGCAAGATAGTGAATGGCGAAATAAGAAAAAACAAAAAACAAAGAAATGGTTAAAACAAAATCCACATAAACGCTTAGCATACGACAAATTAAAAAATGCCAAACGCAAACAGCGGTTTGTTGCGTGGGCAAACCAGCAAAAAATTTCTGACTTTTATAGAGAAGCAAGGCGTTTAACTCTTGAAACTGGAATTGAGCATCATGTAGACCATGTTTATCCAATGGTCTCTGACTATATGTGTGGCTTGCATGTGGAAACCAATCTACAAATATTGACTGCAACAGAAAACTGCAGTAAAGGAAATCGAGTGTGGCCTGGGCAACTTGACTGTCAAAAAGGTTTGATTTGCGATATATTTCCTAAAGAACTTACAAACCTTCTCAATGACCAAAAAACCTAAAATTCTTTGGATTGCTGATTTTGTAGCAACAACTGGTTTTGGGCGTGTGTCTGGAGCCATCCTCCCACGCCTTAGGGATGATTTTGAATTTGTTGTTCTTGCATGTAACTGGCATGGCGATCCATGCGAAGAGCAGCAAGACTTTAAGATGTACCCGGCATCCAATCGGTTCCAGCAGGCACCTTTTGGCGAGCAACGTATCCGTGAGATTGTCGAGCGTGAGCGTCCGGATATTGTCTTCAGTCTTAATGATCCTTGGATTGTGTCTGAACAATATCGGCAAATCCAAGATTTACACCAACAAAAACAATTTAAGTTTGTTGGATATTTAACAATGGATAGCTATAACTGGCTTGGAGGAATTGACCCGCATATCAATGATTGGGATGGTTTAATTGCTTTTACCGAATTTGGAGCGCACGAATTTATTAAAGCTGGAGTAAACCGTCCTATTGCTGTTATTCCTCACGGGCTTGATGCAGCTGTTTTTTATCCGATGGATAAACTGGAAGCTCGTCAACGTCTTGGGATTAAACCGGATTCATTTGTAGTGTTTAATGGAAATCGTAATCAATTCCGTAAGCGGTTAGATATTACAATCACAGCTTTTGCAAAATTTGCAAAAGACAAACCCGATGCTCAATTATATCTGCATTGTGGGGTTAAAGATCAGGGCTGGGATATTTTGCAGCTGTTTGCGCGAGAAATGGAAAAACAAAAGCTAGATCCCAATGGTCGCATCATTCTTACAACAACTAGTCCTAGTCCTCCGTCCGTTTCTGTTGAAGAATTAAATACTATCTATAACGCTTGTGATGTTGGTATTAACACCACCAAAGGTGGTGGCTGGGAACTTGTCAACTTTGAGCATGCCGCCTGCAAGGTGGCGCAAGTAGTGCCCAACCATACCAGCACCAAAGAAGTGTTTGAGGGCTATGGAAGGCTTATTAAGAACGAGCACGTGGACGTTGACGTGAACTATGGACGTGAGATGCCATGCCCCTCTGCTGACCATCTGGCGGAGATTTTGACGGATCTCTACGAGAATCGCGAGAAGCTGGACGCAACAGCTGAACTCTGTCACTTACGAGTGACTGATCCTCAGTTCGCATGGGATACAGTTGCGTCTCAGTTTGGCGGCATCTTTGAAGACGTGCTGAAGGAGGTGGATCACACGGTGGATGCTCCCCCCATCGCCCCCAAACGTCGCAAAAACCGGAAACAAAAACAAAAAAAAGAGAAGGAGCTGGCTCTGGTCTGATACGTTTGCTTCGGGAATATCTGTACAGCCCCCTGGAAACAGGGGGTTTTTTGTCGGCAAGTAGTCTCAGGTTGAGACTTATATGACAGTGGGGTCCCACGGGGACTTGGTTTTTGGTTGGAAGGTGAGACTAGAGGGTGGAGGTGGTGCAGTAAACCTAGAACAAAAGCCGTTTCTACCTGGTCCTAAGCAGAATTACACTTTGGCCCAAAAGTGTAATGGGTTTTTAACGGTCTTATGAGACTCAAAATGAGTAAAGGAAATTGGAAGCAAATCAAAAACCGTGAAAAAACCATTACACTTTGATATCAAAATGTCATTCTGCTTAGAACCGAATAGAATCCTTGTTTGTTCTCGGTTTACTGCAACGTGTCCCGCTTCTACGTGGAGATGCCACCCCTCTGGCACCTGGAGGAGCTGTTCTCCCTGTCCGATAAATACCCGTCAGGACTGGAGTGGGCCGTCCCAAAGGCCGGCTACAAGCGGGGGGAGCAGGCAGGACGCCTCAACAAGAGGACGGGCTACTACCAGCTCTTCGTGGACAACCAGCTGTACCTGGCGCACCGAATCGTTTATTACATGCGTACAGGTGAACTACCCAACAACTACGACGTCAAACATGAGTCTTCTAATGAGACCAAAGACAACCGCTTAGAGCTGTTTGCAAGCCGCAAACCACCTGCCCGCAAACCACCGAAGCCCTGTCCAATTCTTGCTGAGTAATGGCAAACCTTCTCACTCACAAATCAACCGCTGTTTTCCGTTACGTCCCACGGATCAACGAACTCAGCAATTCTCAACTTGAGTCTCATGGGTATTACAAGGGATTTCCGTGTCCCTTCAGCCATACCATTCGTGATGTCGATGGTCACTGGTGTTACCACTGCGCTGTCAAGATCCAATCCAATCTCTGTGGGTATGACGTCAACTACATCGATCCGTACTACAAAAAACAAATCATGAAGCTGTGGCAGTTCATCCAGGTGCGTGACTGGGAGGACTGCTGGCTCATGAATGTCCCTGGAGCAAAAACCCCAAAACGCACGTGTTTTCCGTCCTATAGGGCTGCGTATTCCAAGCAGCTCTCTGAAAACATGTCGCCACACAAAGCAATTTATGTGTGCTCCTGGGGAGACATCGGCTCCATGCCAGTGACACGCATCTGCAAAAACCCCTGGTGCGGCAACCCACTACATCTGGTCTCCAGCTGGAATCGCTTGTTTCCGCCGCAAGCCATGACCCCATTTGATCGTGAGTTAAATCCCGCCAAGTTGATGGCAGTTACCAAGGCACGTGCCACAGGTCAGATCCACAAGTTAATTGAAGCTTCTTACAAACCAACAATCAATCATCCTTTGGATGCAAAAGATGCTCCCGATTATGATGAAGGAGGGTAATAGTACAACACAATAATGTCGCGTAGTCAGGTATCACAACGCCAACGAACACAAGACAACCCCCTCAATCTCGGCACTTTTAGCCAGACGTCGCTTCGTTGTCTGCGTGGTTCGCTTGGCCCGCAAAATAAAGTCATTGGTTACCGCGATACCAACCAAAGTTCTAATGGTGGCTTTGGCGGGGGTGCGTACAACCACTGGTTCAAGATTGGCCTAGGCACTAACGCCTGGATCATCCTGACCAAAAGTCAGCCACGTCCTAATTACATTCAAGTTTCTGCATACGAACTAGACAACACACCAATCCAGGGTCGTGCAATTTTCCAGCAGGATAGTATCCCTGAACTTGTAGAGGGAGAAATTTATTACCCGTATGTCGGACATGTGATGAATGCACAGTCCGACCTGTACAACACATTCAATCTCAATAGGCTTGATACTGCAGATGAAAGATATTATCCCCTGGGACCAGGGAATTATCTGATCTGCATCTCAACAACACGCAACGAACCAATTGACTACGAGGTTGGTGTTGTTGTTGAAGTTCAAGACCTAGAGCCAGAACTTCTGCTAGAGACTGGTGGCACAAACTATTTGGTGTATGAGAATTCTATTGATACTGAAAACACTTTAAACATTGGCCCAACATTTGCAGTTGATTACACACTGCCAACTGGGTTTAATGCGTATACCAACATTCTTGCAACAATTAACTCTGGAATAACGGTAACCATTCCCAACGGTTCCACATGGTTTGTTGATAACAACACTGTGACACCAAATCCAGATTCTGTTGTTGACTATATTCTTCTTGACTTAACAGAGAACTATACTGGAGAAGACCAGCACATTCATTCGTTATCTGAATGGCAGACTGCATGGGAGCGTGATCACCAGCAGGATGATCGATTCCCTGATATCTATTTACCCCTGGTGACATCCTCATGATGAAGTACTACAACTGGCTGGTTTGCAAATTATTCAAGCAATGTCAGATCGATATCCCACCACTAACCACGCATCAAAAGTTTAAAGAATACTGTAAAGATCATCCGCATGCCGGATCGTGCAAGATTTACGACTGCTAATCGTATAAAATAAAGACAACCTAATTATTTATATGGAACACATGAACAAATATCTTGAGGTGGCCCTTGCCATTCACGCCGCCGCATCTGCTATTTGCGCTTTGACCCCAACACCTAAAGACGACAAGCTTGCCCGTAAAGCTTATCGTATTATTGAAATTCTTGGCCTCGTGATTGGCCGTGCCAAGCAGCGCTGATCAATCAGGTAGCGCCTGAAACCAGAACACGACCCCATCATTTTTTTCAACCCATTCTCTTGTTGCGTAAGCCTGTTCTTTTGACAGGGTTACGCACTTTTTTTCTTCACCAACTTCCCAGCAGATATTGACCCGTATCCGGGGTTCCTTATATTTCTTCACCTCAGTAATCCCATCTGACTTTTGGTTTACCAGGTCGGATCCCCAGGTGCACGAATCCCTTAGGTGCGCCATACCCAACTGAAAAAGGCCAATTGTAGTCACACCATTCTTGCACAGCGTAGATGCTGGCACCTTGAATGTAAAAATCTATTGCACCTTTTGATGGTTCATTGTAAGTGTGCTCACTATTCTTGGCACCGCCTACTTGTGTATTGATGGGTTCAGGTCTTGAACCACTAGTAATGACAATTGGTTTACCACCAAATTCATTACGCACACGCTCCAGGAATCGGCACAGTTCTAATGCTGTATCACATTGATGCTGCTTGGTAAACCGGCGTGCCTCCTGGTTCAGAGTTAACTCACCATACGTGATGTGTGGTGTGATCTTGTAGGTGAATGGGCTCCAAGGGTTGAAGCGTTGTGCTGCGGGTGGATCTGTGGGTTTTGGTGTGGTACCGGGAGTTTGCAGTTCCCGATCCATGATTTGAATTAATTTTGTGGCGTATTGAGGATCCGTGGCATAATTTTCTTTAACGAGGAGATGAGCGCATTCATTTCGACTTTTAGCCCTGTTGACTCCTTGGTATCGACTGTAGTCTTTGTACCAACGATCGACAAGATAACAAACAGAGGTGTAAAGGTCAGGGAAATTAATAAAGCCCGCATTGATTGTCACCCATTGACCGTTGATAAATTCTTGTGTGTTGACGTTGGTGCCAGCCCCTTTCAATCCGAAGTAGTTGTGTGTACCAGAAACATGTTTACCCCACGATGATTCCAGTGCCCACTGAGCTGCCACAACTTCTGGGTACTTGGCGCCAGCAGCTTTACCTGCTGTCATGACACCATTCCAATCGTTGGTGTAAGTGACAGGTTTTGGTGCGTTGCGATATTTGGTAGCAAAAGACTCCAGAGTGGAAGGATCAACTTCCCCCTGGAGCCAATTCCACGCGCTTACCTGATGTGGTAATTCGTCGTAGTACTTTGCAGCATCTGTGAGTTTTATTGTCATCGACCTAGAGTTTATTTACCTACTCTAGGTCAACTTCACTGGAACTCAATCTTCATCAACAACTTCAACCGGAGCTTCTGTTGCTTCATCCTCTGCGTCAAACTCAAGAGTTTCCAGAAGTTGGCCGAGCAGGTTACCAGAGAATGCAATCAGATTGCCGTCGCCAGTAGCGCGTGCAGCACCAAAGGAATTAATAGCAGAGACAAGTTCGCTTTTCTTGCAAGCCATAACAAAACAATGACTTCAAAAAGTATAGCAACAAATCACCAGGGTACACCAGCGCCTTCAGTTGGGTTTTCCCGAACATTCAGTTGACCAGTTAAACCATCTTTCATAGATGTTACTTGGTCAGCGCCAAGAGCATTTTCCACCCAACCATTGACGATTTGTGGGGTCAGGTTGTCGTAGTCAATGAAATTATTGGGATCTGGAGCACCAAGGCCAACAGATCCATAGCAGCCAGCGCTGAGTGTTTCACCACTGACTGTACGTTCAGCAGTGAGTGTCCAATCAACAGTAGTGACAGCGCCATCACTGAGTTTACGGCGGAGGTTAGCAACACCCCAAGTAAATGTGTCAGCCATGATAAATGTTTTTATTCAGTATATCAGTTGTTTAGTGATGCCTGGTAATCGGCAATCACTTGTGGTGTCCACAGTGCAGCAGCAACTGCTTGCAGTTCAGGACAGTCATCGCTCACGTCCTCGCCAGGGACGCGGACGTGGCGGTGATATGTTTTACCAACTTCCACACCATCTTTCTCGATGATGTCAGCGCGGCGGCACTGGATGATCGAGTAGGGCGGGATGATTTCAAGCTGGTGCTCGTGACGTTCGGTGAAAGTAGCCATTAGGGTCATCCTCCGGATGAGACAGGTTTAGGCGTAGTTTTGAGCCGTTGCGGGCTGGGGTTTAAACAACCATGTAAGACACAGAGAAGTTAACTTCTCCAGCAGTGTCCAGTGGCACAGTGGCTTCTGCGCCGCCGCCTACCGGATACTGACGCAAAGGTATAATCGTAGAGTTGCTTGCAACGTAACCCAAAAGTAAATTATTGGCAGTAAGAGCAATATTACTTATGCGTCCAAAAGAAACTCCAGGTCCATTGCCTGTGGAGGGAGAGGCGAAAGGAAGGCTCGTAAACCACAGCTGCCCAGTGCCTGTGTGTGCTGTCCATGTCATCGCCACTTCAATGTAGACCAGACCTCCTGTTTTGATGTATTTACCAGACTGCACAGTGTATGTGCCTACTCCAGTTGTGCTTGAGCCAGCTACTGTTGGTGTAAAAACACCCTCCTCATAATCATCCAACGTATTGGCATCCGAGCAGGCCGATTGCGTGGCGGGGAAGGTGATGCCGTTCGAAACCTGCAGCACACCGCCGTTGGCTGTGGTGGATGTAGTTCCGATGAGGACATTACCTGAGCTGGTAATCCTCATCCGCTCCGTAGGAGTTGAAGCCCCATCGGCAGTGGTGCTGAAGACAAGCCTGCCCGGCATGTCGTTGGTGCCGGGGATGCCGTCGACCACTGCTTTAATGTTTACAGCTTCAACGGCACCTACTGCGTCTGTGCCCCACCAGCTGAGCACTCCCAGATCGTCGCCACTTTGAACAATCGTCGTAGACCCAGCTGTTGTACCCCTGCTTTTGACAAAACGTAAATTTGAGGAAGCTGAACTACTTGTGTTTCTGGTTAATGAAATTCCAGATTCAGCTCCTGTGCCTTCGGCTTGTATTTGAAAGTTGCCGGTGCCAATCGTCCTTCCTGCACTCGTCCCCACCAGCAGGCGGCCGGAGGAGTCGATGCGGGCGCGTTCGACCGCTGCACCAGTTCCAGTGCTAGTGCCAAGAATAATATTGTTGGCAACACCTGTTCTTGTAAATAAGTTAAGAGAGCCGATACTGTCTGCACTGATTGCTGCGGCATCAGTTGTGCCAGCTCCACCCGTTGGGTTGTATCCAACGAGGATTCTGGGAAGGCTGGCGTCTCCAAAGGCGGCAAAATATGCTGTATTTCCTACAGGCCCGCGCACATCAAGCTGTTGAGATGGTGCACTGGTCCCCACCCCCACCTTCCCGTCGCTGGTGATGCGGAGGCGCTCCGTAGGACTCGAAGCCCCATCGGCCGTGGTCGAGAAGACAAGCCTTCCCGGCATGTCGTTGGTGCCGGGGGTGCCGTCTACGTTGCCTTCAATAGAGGCAGCTTGATAGTAACCATCAGTATGGTAGCCGTCAAAATATATGCCGCCTATTCGGTCTCCACTTAATACGTTAGCGACTGATGAACCAGCAGCAATAAAAAGTTGCGCGCTGCCACCTTGAGACCGAATAATGGCCGCACTTGCCGTTGCAAAAGACGACCCTACTAACTGCTGTTGAGGGGTAATACCTCCTGCAGGCGACCCCATTGTGGTAATAGCAGCAGATGTGCCAGCCAACTGCCTGCCGGAGGAGTCGATAAACAACCTCCCCGTCCCGCTAGTGCTGATCGCCACCTGATCAGCGCCGGGGCTGTACAGACCGGTGTTGGAATCTCCTGCAAATGTAATAGAAGGTGCAGCTGCTGTACCAGAAGCAAACACACCTGTAACAACGGTTGCTGTTGTGAATTGACCAGCAGAACCAGTGACAGTTGCCCCAGAAACCAGTGTTCCACCCTGGATTGTTACACCGGAGATGGTGCCAGTCGATGTGATATTTCCGCTGAACGTCGGGTTCTGGACTAAGCCGGAGATGCTTACACTCTTATCAACACCACTAGAAGTAAATGTAATGGTGTCGCACTTTAAGATACCGTACGGCATTTGTCTTACTATTTTTCTCTATTTTAACTGACTATTTGTCCTTGGGAAAATTTAAGACTGCAAACTCTCCATAAAACTTTTTTGCTGCTCTGTCATATGCTTTAGCAGCATCAATTTCATTGATGTATCTGCCAAGTTCTATTGCTTTTCTTCTTACTACGATTCTTGCCCGCCATCGATTTCGGGGTTTGTGCCAATAAACCCCTTTGTATTTACTTGTTTTTTTGTTTTTAATTTCTTGGCATAACTGTCTATTATGACAATTAGAAGCTTTTGATGCAAGACGTAAATTTTCTAGCTTGTTATTTTGTTTATTTTGATCTATGTGATCAATTTCCATGATTCCAGGATCTTGTTGAAAAGCAAGCATCCAAATAATTCTCTGGCAAGACCAACATTCTCCTTTGTATTTAACAAACCAGTATTGGCCATCTCTAATGCCACCTGCTTTCAATCCTGTACTTTTTCCCTTTTTCCACCTTAAACCTGATGGGCTTGTTTCATCAATTTTAAAAACACTATCCAACTCCTCAAAACTAAGTAATGGCTTAGGTTTTGTCATTTAAGCAAAGCTGGTTCTCCAGTCTACTGGATTAACCAAGCTTATGGAAGAATAATTAACGGCCCGGCAATAACAAAACCACTTGTTCCACCAGATACAACACCAGAACAAACAATGGCAGGTGTTGCGCCAGATGGCGTGGTGATTGCAAGAGTATTGCCTGTAATACTTGTGAACGCGGCAGCCCCTCCACTGATGCGTGTCGAGAATGTCCCGGATACAAAGTTTGCATTACCACCGGTGACCGTTGTGCCAGATACTGTGTTGAAATTCGCAGTAGTACCAGTGACAGTGGCGCCTGTAACTGTTGTAAATCCTGCGGTGCTACCAGTAACAACCGTAAATTGAGCAGTTGTTCCAGTGAATGTAACTCCACTGACTTGTGTGCTGAAAACACCAGAGACAAAATTGGCCGTAATTCCGGTAACCGTATTGCCAGTGACGGTGCCAAATCCAGCTGAATCACCGGTGACCGCAGCGCCGCTAATTCGAGATGTAAAGGTGCCGGATACAAAGTTTGCTGTTGTACCGCTAACCGTAGTGCCAGTTACAGATGTAAATCCTGCGGTGTCACCCGTTAAAGTGCCAATTTGACCTGTAGTTGCCAGTAGTGTTACACCGCTGATTCGTGTTGTAAAAACACCGGTAACAAAGTTGGCAGTTGTGCCGGTAACCGTAGTGCCGGTAACAGTTGTGAACCCTGCTGTTCCACCCGTAATTACTGTGAATTGAGCTGTAGTGCCAGTAACAGTTCCTCCAGAAATTGTTGGAGAATTAATGGTTGTTCCAGTAATTGTATTTCCACTGACGTTTTGGAAATTCCCGGAACTTGCATTAATTGTTACAGCGTTAACTGTTGTACCAGTGAAGGTGACGCCACTGATTGTGTTGTTGACCCTTAAACCGGACTCAATGTAGCCAGAGCCGGAGACATAGATACCCGAGAGAACGGTAAAATCACCGCTGATAATCAGGTTGCTGAAGCTTTGGTTAACAGCTGTCAGTGTTTGGAAAACACCAGTTGTGAAATTACCAACTGTGCCGGTGATTGTAGCACCAGATAGAGTGTTAGTAAAAACGCCGCTGACACCCGTGATGCTGCTGACGCGTGCCGTATCGCCCGTAACGACTGCACCGCTGACTTGTGATGTGAAGACACCAGAGATTCCAGTGAGTGTCGTAAAACGTCCAGTATTTCCGGTAACTGTTGCACCAGAAACTTGAGACGTAAATGTCCCAGAAGCAAAGGTGCCAGATACTCCGGTAACCGTTGAGAATCTTGCTGTATTACCAGTGATTGTGGCGCCGCTCAGCGTGCCGGTAAAATCGCCCCAGATACCAGTGAGTGTATTAACGCGTGTCGTATCACCTGTAATGGTGGCACCAGAGATGTACTGGAACCGACCACTGGTGAAATTAGCGGCAGTACCTGTGATTGTTGTGGTGGTTGTATTGATGCCGTAAAGACTGTTGCCTTGAACAATCGAACCAGTCAGGGTGCCAACAGTGACAGCACCACTAATTGTTGCGTCATTCTGGACCGTCAGACCACTAACGGTAAAGGTCTGAGCGCTGACGATGGCACCTGTAACGGTTAAGTTTCCGCTGACTGTGAGGTCATTTTGAATAGAAACAGAACCACTGATGGTGCCACCAGTGCGCGGTAAATAGTAAAGATTGTAATATTGCTTGGTTCCAGAGACGGTGATCTTTTTGTTTTTTAACGCCGGATCAACCTCATTAATATGGACAACCGTAAACAGATCCCCTTCATCAAGGTTGAGGCCTGCTAATTCTTGCAGGTCACTAATTCTGCGGTTGGCCACTACTTATGTATACAAATACCTTTAAATCAATTATAGTTCCGTTATTCCAGGTCTTACTTCACCCTAATCTCAAGGCGTGGTAAGAAATTGGAAACAAAATTCCAGCCTGCTTGAACACCGGTGACAATGCCGCAAGCAATCACGAATACCACAAGCAGCTCGGCGACAGTCAGGTTGCGGCGCACGTAGACCACCTGCGGTTGTGTCTGAGGTTGTGGCCTCGGCATTGCAGCTTGTTGAGCGATGGTTTGCTGGATTGCCAGCTGGCGAGCACGCTCCTTCAGTTCTGCAAGTTGCTCAGGTGTGATCTCTGGTTGAGGTGAAAATTGAATGGGTGGCTGGCTGGGGGGAATTTGATCTTCCATGTAAGCAATAAATCTTTCCACACATTAGCATCTAACAGAAAGGATTGATGTTATGCAAAACGGAATACGTAAAGGTCTTGAAGACATTGCGTGGGAACTAAGAGGAATCAAGAATGTTCTTAGTTCCATGTGGCATGACCGTCATGCAGAAGGCAAAACCAATTCGTTGGATCCAGACGCCTACGCCGATGAGTATTTATCGACCGAGGAATGTGCCAGACGTTTAGGTGTATCCGATCAGACCATCCGCAATTGGATTGCAATTGGCAGGAAAAATCCCGAGAAGGGCTGGGTGGAAGGCATTCATTATGTCAACATCATGCCAGACGGAAATAAAAAAGCTTTATTCCGTATTCCCTGGAGCAGACTTGTTCAATCCTTCTCCAAAAACCGTGAAGCAATTTTGACTGATTTTTATAACCATCCGCAGAAATATCAAACATCCGAACGTGGTGAGGTCATCTAATGGCACACCGCTTTACGACTGTTTGTATCAGTAAAATCACAGTTGAGAACTGTTTGCAAGTATTACCTGAATCACTGGCACGTCAGGTGGAAATGTTTCTGCCGCCTGGTGGATCATTTGATGATGCATCCCTCCAGCGATACCTAGAGAATCTTCGTAACTACGAAGAAGAGGACCTTAATTCAGGCATGACCTTAGCCAACAGATTGCGCCTGGCATTTAAGGATATGGCACCCGACACAATCTGTGGTAAATTCCCCCAAGCAGAGTTGCCCCTCAAAAGGAGACTCCGTTGCGTTGCCGAATATTTGATCCGTTCTGGAGAATTCGATAAGGTCAGGGATGAAAACGGGAAGCTCGTCAAGAAGCGCGGTGTCTTGGGCAAGATGGTTGTGTTGTACCAGCCAACCGCTAAACTTCTGGAATCACTGGTACGTCAGAAATTAATCTAATGAATCGCCGTGAAAAATTAATTGCTTCTGTCATCGGGCCTGAACTTGACGACAAGAAGGCCAAGATGTTGGATGCCACCATGAAGTTGATTCTTGGTGACATGGGCCAGCACTACTGCAAGATGTGGGAAGCAGAAGGTCCTGGCGTGATGGTGTTCCAGCCCCAGAACCAGGAACGTTCAATGTTTTTCCTGACACTCAAGGAGTTGCACGCAGCACAAGAGGAGTGTGAACGTAGCAATGATGGTGACATGGCCGAAAGCTTCCGCCGCATCCTTGGTGCCGCACAAAAGATTGATCCAACAGAAAAAGCTGGTTATATCATCAACGATGCTGAGGGCATGCGCTATTTTGAGGTTGACTATACTCAAGTGTCGGAAAAATAATGGGCGTTGCTGGAATTGGTGCTCGTCAAGAGAACGCTGAAGTAATTACCAACGAAGATCTTGTCTCTACAGCCCATGCGTTGATGGATGGAATTGACCTTGATGTAGCTAGTTCTAAATTTGCCAATGAATACGTTGGTGCAACGGAATATTACACACCAACTGACGACGGACTTAACGAGCAACAGTGGTACGGAAGTGTGTATCTCTTCCCGCCAAGCGGCACATACTTTTGGGAGGCAAAACGTTCGCGCTGGAAGATGACACGTTCCAGCTCACCGACTCTTGTCTCATCCCACGCGGTGTGGTTCCGCAAGATGTATAAGCAGTGGATGGCGCGTCAGATTAAGCAGGGTCTGTATTTTACCAACTGCCCTGACATGATTCGTTACGAACAAAAACTATTTGATTTTCCAGTTTGTATCCTGCGGACGCCTCCAATCTTAATGTTTCACATCGGGGATGAAATCAAGAAACGTAGCACGTGCACCTCATTTTTGGTATACTTTCCGCCTATCGACAACGTCGATGAAGCTACAGAAAAATTTGTGGATTTGTATTCGCCTAAAGGACGAGTTCTCCTTTGATTTCTGTATACTGAACAGGAATCAAAAGACGTATGAGCGTACTTGCCGACTGGGAAATCAAACAACTTGCCCTTGAAGAGGGAATGATTGACCCATTTGTTGATCACCTGGTCAGCAAAGAAGGAGATCGCAAGCTTCTCAGCTACGGCTTGTCGTCATACGGATATGACATTCGCCTGTCCTCCAAGCAGTGTTTAATTTTTGGCAAGATCCAGGCTGGGGATTGCGATCCAAAAAATTTCGATCCTGATATTTTGCGTCCTACTGAGCTTCTTGAGGATGACCGTGGTCAGTATTTCCTCCTGCCTCCGTACGGTTACTGCCTGGGCGTTGCTTATGAGCGGCTGAAACTCCCGCGTGATGTCACTGTAGTTGCCGTAGGTAAATCTACTTACGCACGGTCGGGAATCCTGGTGAACATCACACCAGCAGAGAGTGGCTGGCAGGGCTACTTAACGCTGGAAATTAGTAATTGCACTGGACTGTATAACAGGATTTACGCGAACGAAGGAATTACGCAGCTCCTGTTCTATCGTGGTAATCCCTGCGAGGTAAGCTACCAAGACCGCAAGGGCAAATACCAGGATCAACCAAACGAAGTAGTGTTTTCGCAAGTTTAAACAAACGGCTTGCCGAATTGAGGTAATGGTTTCTGGGCGTAGCCTACACTGCCGGCACGCCCACCGGAATCACCACGAGTTGGGACCTCAGATCCATCGATACTGGCAGGACGCCTGGCAACCTTACCGCGAATGGTTGGCTCATCGATGCTGGCTGATTGCCGGAACTTACCAGCGGTTCGTGCAGCACGCATAAATTTGGCAACACGATCCTGATCTTTATTAACGGAAGCCGCAGAGGATCGTTCATCTTCTTCCACGCGCCGCAAATCGGTGTCATATGCCTGCTCTGGTCTGAGGTCCGAAACTTCGGCTCCAGATGTACCAGAGAGCTGACGCGGATCGTATGTGGAATCAAAGAACTTAGCCATATTAATATTGTAGAAGGAATAAATCAAGCCACATATAGCCATGCACGCTGCTGCTGGATTCTTGGATAGTTTTGTTCAAGATGAACTGAACTGTCGTTGTCTGTCACCAGAAGATTTTGGTGCACCAATCGACAATGAAGAAAATGACGTCCCTCTGTATGATATGTACAACCGAGGGCTAACAGCATGTCAGCAAGGACTGGAAAGGAATCCACTCAATCTCGAGGGGCAACGGCCCGGAACGACGGGTTACATTCCATCAGTGGAGGAAGCGATGGAAGCGTATCCAGCGTCCAATCCACGGCCGAAAAGCTTAGTGCTGCAGCTCGGCGAGCCCAGCGCGGAAATGATCGAGATGTCACGAAAGCGCCGTGGCATTAGCCGCTAATCTTTTTGGCAGTCAAGTTGACCAGGCCAAACCCGATTCCCCTTAGAAAGATTTTCTGCGGCTGTTAATATTTGTAAATTTGTATGTACATGTAAACCACACATGTATTTACTTGTTAGTGGATAAATGTGATCTACATGATGTTGTATTCCTGTTATTTTTGTTAGAACAGAGGCCTCCTTGTAGATGTTTTGAATTTTAACGACGTCCACCCATTGAGGAACTGCGTTTAACTTAAGCGCGCGCCTTCTGTTGTAACTTTCAATTAATTTGTGTTTATTCTTTCTTTTCCATTCTTCCCGTTTTAAACTGCCTTTTTCTTTATTTTTATTCCACCACTTTTGAAAGTAACTTTTATTTTGTTGGTACCATTTCCTTCTATATGCTCTGACGTATTTTTTGTTGCTTTCACGCCATTTTTTATTTTGTAAAAGTTCATTATTTCTGTTTTTCCAGTAACGTTGTTTTCTGGAAATTCTTGCGCAATCTGGACATTTTTTCAAGGTTGCATCATATGCATGCAAGCCTTTGCGACACGTTTTTACTTCTGCTACCATAACGATGTAACCGGTGGTTGGTTGCCTTGGGCAGGGAATGTCGGTTCCGCTGCCCTGAAATTTTAACAGGTTTTAAATGAAAACAAAAGAAGTTACCAGGGGTGCTACAGGCAGGAATTCACTTCCCGCTTTCCCTGTCTTTGAGCCAATTCCACCAAACGCAGATACTTCAGAAGATCGAACAGTTGTTATGGAATGCAAGGACGGTGTGTGCCCTGTACCCTGGGCGGTGGAACCAACACCTGCACCTGTGGAAGAACACAAGATTGCACGAGAGTCTTCTCCACTCCTCAAAGAAGATAACGTCAACCATCCGGCTCATTATACGGATGGCGAAATTGAGTGCATTGAAGCCATTGAAGCTGCATTAACCCCAGAAGAATTCCGTGGTTACTGCAAAGGCAATTTGATGAAATACGGCTGGCGTGAACGCCATAAGGGCGGAACTGAATCTTTGCGTAAAGGTCAGTGGTACTTAGACCGCCTCATTAAATTCGACGAAGCTCAGAAGGGCTGAAGCTCGTCATCATCTTCATCCTCGTCATCGTCTGAAATACAGACGGTGGCGAGTTCCAGCAGTTCCAGTTCTGTGGGGATGTCGAAATCTAGCTCAATCTCTTCGTCATTGAGTAGTGTCTTGACGGCATGCCATTCCATCAGCCGTTGATGGTAGAGATTCAGCAGTGCGGCATACAATTCTTCCCATGTCAATTCTTGGGCCTGAAGTTCTGCTTTACGCATTGAAAATTGCAGTTCCAGTGGAAGCTCAAACTCCCGTGGTTCGACCGAACGCTCCATCTGTCCTGCTGAATCCTTTTGCATTATTCTAAGACTACTCGTCAAATGCTACATCTAATTGTCAAAGACAGAGTCGTAATCGTCCACCCAGGGATCTTGGTCGATGCAGAAGTTATTGGCAAATTCTGAGAGGACGTAAGGATTGAGGCTCTCTTCCAGGCGGCGGATTGCTCTGACCTGGTGCGGTGCTGCAGTGTAGTTACGGAATGCCGTCAGAAGGATTTCGGTTGAGGACCAGGGGTTTGCATCGATGTCCTGAAGGAACAGATTAACCTCTTCCCGGCGGCGATCGATAAGGCCACCAACGACGTGATGGTATTCATCAAAGATCCAGCGGCTCATGGAATCAGATGCCGTCTTGAAATCTTCTTGTTCGATGGCATCAACAATCTCGCTGTACAGGAATGGTTCCCAACCAATGGAGTGTACAAACGAAATCAAGGCCTGGCGCATGGAATTATCCAAGCCCAGATTTAACCTCTGCAATTCAGTATCAATGATGCTCACCTCGTGAAACAAGTATTCCAATGCTTTTTCTTTACTACAGCGTTGGCCTTGTTTAACAGGTGAACCATCCGGATAAAATTGAGTGCCGAACCCAATGGTGTAGGGCTCGGCACCAGTGGCAGGATCTGCGTATGCCTTTTCGTTAAACCCTTCGTATTTACGAATCAGGTTAATGGCATGCGCAAAATCAGCCATGGTAATAACAAATAGTTATCACCAATATACACAATTTTTATTTCCCTTGCCCCCTAAGTTTCTTTTTGCCGCGCCGACGAGGACGGCTGTTTAAACCTTGTCCAATTGACGTGGTTTTGGGCTTGCCTTCGATATGGATGACGTTGGACTTGGGCTTGGCCATGCTGAAATCAACCGGACAGAATCAATTTAGCGTTGATCACCAGGCTTTGCATGACCAGTAGCCAGCCGTGAGTTTGCTCTTTGGTTCATCGCAGTTGTGACGCGCACGAAAACTCTTACGACGCGCTGGATCGTCTCGTTTGATCTCCATGTTGGCATCCCCAAAACGAACAATTTTTTCCTGTCCATTTTCACATGCTTTAACTACAGATTTTTTGCCGCCCTGGACATCACGCCTGGGTTTATTGCAAGGCATTGAATCTTTATGGAGCTTAGCGGCCTTAGCCGCCTTCTTATGTTTATCTGCCATTACATAAATCCTTTAAACATAGATGTAAAATCAGACAAGATATCTTGACCTGATTTACTTTTCTCCGTTGTTGTATCTTTCATTGTGTCTTCAAACAGTGTACTATACGCTGATTTGGCACCACTGGTAGTCGGAGAAAACATGCCTTCCATAGAAGAAATAGAAGACAATGCTTGGAAGGGATCTGAGAAAGAAAAACCAGAACCCGTCAGGCCACCAGATGTTGTTGCTTTGGTTAATGTGATTTGTTCATTGCGATCAACGTCTGGCATAAACGTCGTGTAAAAATCATCCTCTGTGCCCCTATACCCAGCATTCCTAAACGTTTTATAAAGCATTGTTTCACCAGAGATTGTTGTTTTCTTTGCGTCTTCTGGCCTTTGAATATATGTAATACCAAGACGCTCTTGTGTAGGTGTTAAACGCTTCTGATTTAAGTAATCAATTGATTTACGAATCGTTGCAGCAGAGCCAGTCCTCAATGCTTCAATGATGTAATTCTTGACATCTTCAACGCCCTGTCCGGTATTCTGAAGACCAAATTGTGTTAGTACTTTTTGCCACTCTGCATTCTGAGAAGGATCAACACCTTCGAGAATTTTGTTGGCAAACTCTTCTGGTGTAACAAGTTTTAAAAACGCAGTATCATTCAATGCAATTTGTTTATCAATAACTGCAGGAATAATACTGTTTGAAATGTAGTTGGATGCATCCTCCAGGGTAATCACATCTTTGGCTGCGTCATATCCTTTCTCTGTTCCTTTTACTTCGTAATGCAACCTTGCAAATTGATCTTTGTTATTAACATCAATGCCGTATCGATATGCTTCTTGCTTCCAGTAGGGATCTCCTTTTTTAGCTGCCTCCCAATCAGCAGCAACCTCTTGAGCTTGCTGGGCGTAATCGGCAACGCGATCTTCGTTTCCGGTTGGATTAAAATAAAAAGTAGGATCAAAATTTAACGCAGCCTTGTTTTGAATGCCATCTAGGTATGCTTTAGCACGTGTATCAGCAAGTGTCCTCAATGAATCTAGAGCGTTCTGACTTAGTGCAACGTTTTGCGTCTGGAAGATATTTTCCTCTCCTTGCTTG